ATCCGCCAAAAACACGCAGATTTGTTAGCCCGCCGCGGATTCGGTGACTAGATGACCGCGAAGACCGACAAAAAAACCCGACCGGACGACGCCCAGGCGAAGCGCGACGCCGAGCGGTACGAGGACATCAAGTCCCGTGGTGAGCAGCGATCCCGCCGCGTGTCAGCGGCCGGCCGCGACATCGGCCCGCCGCCGGAAGTTGTCGACGCCGGCCGGCGCGCCGGCACCCGCTCCGACTTCCGGCTGTTCTGCGAGTGCTACGCCCCGGAGTCGTTTCCTCTTGCGTGGTCGCGTGACCACCTTACCGCGATCGCCAAGATCGAAGGCGCGGTGCTCCGCGGCGAGCTGTTTGCGTTCGCCATGCCGCGCGGCTCCGGCAAGACGACGCTTTGCGAGTGGGCATCGATTTGGGCTTTGCTCCACGGCCACCGGCAATTCATCGTGATCGTCGGCTCCGACCAAGCGATCGCCGAGCAGATGCTTGATTCGATCAAGAGTCACCTCGAGCAGAACGACCTTTTGGCCGACGACTTCCCGGAGGCGACCTATCCAATCCGCGCTCTTGAGGGGATCAACAAGCGGGCACGCGGGCAGACGCTCAACGGCAAGTCAACGAAAATCGAATGGGGCTCGGATCAGATCACGCTTGCCACCGTCCCCGGCGGGGCGTCTTCCGGGGCTGCCGTCCGCGTTGCCGGGATCACCGGACGCATCCGCGGCCTGCGGCACACCCGTCCCGACGGCCGGACCATTCGGCCTGATCTCGTGCTGATCGACGATCCGCAGACGGACGAATCGGCGGCGAGCCCGTCGCAGTGTGCTACCCGCGAGCGGACGCTGTCCGGTGCCATCCTCGGCCTCGCCGGCCCCGGCAAGCGCATCGCCGGCCTCTGCACGGTGACCGTCATCCGCACCGACGACCTCGCCGACCGGCTCCTCGACCGTCAGAAGCACCCGTCGTGGCAAGGCGAGCGGACAAAGCTCGTCTACGAGTGGCCGGACGCCGAAGACGATTGGAGCCAGTACGCCGAGCTGCGGCGCGAAGGCCAGCGGGACGGCACCGGCACCGGCGCGGCCGACGAGTTCTACCGGCAGCGACAGGCGACGATGGACGCCGGCAGCCGGGTGGCGTGGGCGGAGCGAAAGGCCCCGGACGAACTGTCGGCGATCCAACACGCATGGAATCTCCGGATCGACCGCGGCGAGGCGGCGTTCAATGCCGAGTTTCAGAACTCGCCGCTGGCCGACGACATCACCACCGACAAGCTCGACAAGAGGCAGCTCCCGCTGCGGGCGACGAACATCGCCCGCGGGATCGTGCCGGCTGGCCACACGAAGCTCACCGCGTTCATGGACGTGCAGGACCGGTTGCTCTACTGGCTCGTCGCGTCGTGGTCAGAGTCGTTCGGCGGGCACGTCGTCGCCTACGGGGCACACCCCGATCAAGGCTCGTCGTTTTTCGAGGCCGGGTCGGCTCGGAAGACGTTGGCACTCGCATCGCCGGGAGCCGGCTTTGAGGCGGCGCTACGCGCCGGCCTTGACGAGACGGCGCGGCTGTTGCTCGCCCGCGACTGGCCGCGAGAGGACGGCGTGCCGATGCGAATCTCGCAGCTCATGGTCGATGCGAACTGGGGGCAGTCCACGGCCGTCGTGCGGAACTTCGCCCGGTCGTCACCGTTCGCGGCGCAGATCCTGCCGAGCCGCGGCAAAGGCGTCGGGGCATCGGGGACGCCGATGGGGCCGCGGAAGAATCGCGGCGACCGTGCCGGCCTCAATTGGCTCGTCGGCAAGACGGCCGAGGGCACACAGATCGAGGCGACCTACGACACTAACTTTTGGAAGACGTTTACATCCGGCCGCCTGCGGCTGGGGCTCGGCGATCCTGAAGCGATCATGCTGCACGCCGGCAATCACGAAATGCTGATCGAGCACCTCGTGGCAGAGTTCCCGGTTCGCGTCGAAGCCCGCGGCCGCAGCGTTGACGAGTGGAAGTCGGTCGCCCGCGAGAATCACTGGTGGGATTGTCTTGTCGGCTGCGCCGTGGCGGCGTCGATCACCGGCCTTGAGCCGGCATCCAGCGAGGGCGGATTCCGAAAGCGCAAGAAGATCGCCATACCCGCCGGGCCTGACGGCCGGCGGAAGATCGTAACGAAGCGCTACAAGTCGTAGCCACACCCCCTCTCGATCCGTTGCCGCCTCCGCGATCGTGGAGGCATGAGCGACGAGATTGCAACCAAGATCGACACGACGGCTCAGGGGCCGGCGTCCGTTACGACGGACGCGGGCACGGTCGTCGCGCAATCGATCCCCGACATGATCGAGGCTGACAAGTACCTCGCCTCAAGGGCCGCCGTCGGGGCGAGCAACACGCACCGCGGGCTGCGGTTCAACACGCTCAAGCCGCCGGGGAGCGTCTGACATGGCGAAGAAGCCACAGATCGGATTCACGCCCGGCAAGTCGGCGGCACCGAAGGCGCGAACCGGCCGCAAGCCGGCAGCCCGTTCGCCGCGTCAGATCACGGTCGCCAAGAAGGCCGTCCGCGCCCGGTTCGACGCCGCCCAGACGAGCGACGATTCTCGGCATTGGGCGAACTCCGATTCGCTTTCGGCGAACGCTGCTCTCTCGCCGGAAGTGCGGCGGATCATTCGCAACCGCGCCCGCTACGAGCGGGGCAACAACGCATACGTCCACGGGATCTGCGTCACGAAGTCCAACGACCTGATCGGCATCGGGCCGCGGGTGTTGCTCTCGACTGGCGACGCTGTGGCAGACCGCGCTATTGGCCGAGCGTGGTACGAATGGTCGTGGCACGTTCGCCTGGCGGACAAGCTCCGCGTCGCCACCGAGGCGAAGTTTCTCGACGGCGAAGCGTTCGCGCTGCTGTTCACGAATCCGCGGCTGGACGATCGCGGCGTGCAGCTCGACCTACGGCTGATCGAAGCCGATCAGGTCGCCTCGCCGGCGTATCACTACGAGCAGACGATTTCGCCCGACGGCTCGATGGTGGACGGGATCGAGCTGGACCGTCACGGGAACGTGATTGCGTTCCACGTGCTGAAGTCGCACCCCGGCAGCAACTACCTGATCGGCATCAGCGAGTTCGACCGCATCCCGGCGGAAGACATTCTGCACTGGTTCCGCTCGACGCGGCCCGGCCAGCACCGCGGGATCTCGGAGCTGGCGTCGTGTCTGCGGCTGACGGCGAACATGCGGCGCTACACGGAAGCCGTAATCCGCGCCGCGGAGATCGCTGCCGACCTAGCCGCGTTTGTTCACTCAAACTCGCCTGCGGCGTCGGTCGACGAAGTCGAGCCGTTCGCCGCTATTGAGATCGAGAAGGGGACGATGACGACGCTGCCGGAAGGTTGGGACATTTCCCAGCTCAAGGCAGAGCAACCCACCAACACGCACCAGGCGTTTACGCGAACGATCCTCGGCGAGATTGCCCGCGGCGTGAATCTGCCTTACCACAAGGCCGCTTTCGACGCCTCGTCTTACAACTTCTCGTCTGCCCGCCTCGACGGCAGCTTGCACGACCAGAACGTCCGCGTTGACCGCGACGAGCTGGAGCGATCGTGGCTGGACCGGATCTTCTCAGCGTGGCTCGACGAGGCTCTGCTCGTTCCCGGCATGATCCCCGACGACCTTCCGCCGGTGAGCGAGTGGAATTGGACGTGGGTGTGGAATGGCAACGACGGGATCGATCCCGTCAAAGAGGCCAACGCCACCGAGACAAAGCTCTCGACGCTGACCACCAGCCTGTCGGCCGAGTACGCGCGGCAAGGCAAGCAGTGGGATGAGGAGCTGCGGCAGATCTCCGCCGAGCGGCAGCTCATGAGCGAGCTGGGGCTCTCGATCGGCAACCGGCCGACGCAGATCGTCGTGCCGCAGTCCGACCCGGTGAACGCTGCCGGCGGCCCGGAGGTGACGGCCGCAGAGTCTTACAAGCCGACGGCCGAAATGGCCGAAGAGGCCGAGCGCGGCCTTGCGTGGCGGCAGGAGTTTAACCGCGGCGGGACGGAGATCGGCGTGGCCCGTGCCCGCGACATTTCAAACGGCCGGCCGCTGTCGCTTGACACCGTCAAGCGGATGGCGAGCTACTTCGCACGGCACGAAGTGGACAAGCAAGGCGAGGGCTGGAGCGAGGACGAAGACGGCTATCCGTCCGCTGGCCGCATCGCGTGGGCGCTGTGGGGCGGCGACGCCGGTCAGACGTTCGCCAATCGCATTACCGAGAGGGCCAACGCATGACGAATCTATACATCCGTGCCGCCGTCAAGTTCCTCGCCGCCGACGCTTACGGTGAGGCTGAAAGTCTGTCGACGCCGCGGATTCCGCGGTTTTCGATGGTGGGCTACACCGGCGGCATCATCCGCCAGGCGTGGAGCAAGGAGCCGATCGTCATCGACTTGGCCGGAATGACCGTGCCGTCGGTGATTCCGATCGTCTTCGGTCACGACTACGCGCTCGAGTCGGTGCTCGGTCAGGGCACCGCCACCGTCGGCGGCCAGCTCGTCATCGACGGAGCGATCCTCGCTCAGTGCGAAGCGGCCATGCAGGTCGTCCAGCTCGGCGACGCTGGCTACCAGTGGCAAGCATCGGTTGGAGCTGACGTTGACGAGCAGTCGCTCGTCGCCGCCGGCGACACCGCACAAGTCAACGGGCAGACCTTCGATGGGCCTGTCCGAATCGTAAAGCGCTCCACGTTGCGGGAGTGTTCGTTTGTCACCCTCGGGGCCGACGCAGCGACGGCCGTCACCATTACCGCGAAAGCGGGGGAGTCTCCCATGTACGATGAGACGAAGGCCGCCGACGCGATGCCGAGCGGCCCGGTTGAGAGCGCAGAGCCAACGGCAATGCCGACCGGACCGAGCGACGTGGCCTCTGCCGCGCCGAAGCTCGACCTAGCCGCCATCCGTGCCGAGGTGGTCGCCGATGTCACCCGGCAGGTAAAGGCCGATCTGCTGAACGATCTCCGCGTCAACCGCGGCGGTCCGGCAATCCACGCCAGCAAGCCGGCCCTCGACGACGACAAGATCACGATCGCCGCGATGGCGATGGTGGGCGGGCTCGGCAAGCAGGTCGAGCAGCAGTACGGCGATTCGCCGATGATCGAGGCCGCTCACGCGCGGTCGCGGACCATCGGCCTTCAGGACGTGCTCGTCAGCGCGGCTCGCAAGGGCGGCTACGACGGGGCGTACAAGGTTACGGCGTCGAACATCGCGGTGGTGCTGCGGGCGGCTTTTGCCACGCACAACATCAGCAACATCCTCGCCGCGACGTACGGCAAGTATTTACTGACGGGGTTCGAGGCTGTCGAGTCGGTCTGGGATCAGATCAGCCTGATTCGGCCGCTCAACGATCTCAAGGCCGCTACCGGGGTTCGCCTCGACGGCGGTTTCGTCTTTGACGAAGTCGGCAACGACGGGAAGCTGAAGTCGGCCGATGCCGGCGACGCTGCCCGGACGCTGCAGGCGAAGACCTACGGACGGATGTCGAGCATCACCCGTACGGACATCATCAACGACGACCTCGGGGCTCTGACGGCGGTTCCTCGCCGGCTCGGTCGCGGTGCCGCTCTGAAGTTCAACTCCGTCTTCTGGACGGCGTTCGAGCTGTCGAACTCGAGCTACTTCCAGGGTGCGACGGCAGGTGCCGGCAACGCTCTGGCGATCGGCTCGGTCGAGACGGCGTACGGTGCGTATCGGTCGCTCACCGACCCGGATTCGATCCCCCTCGGCATCACGCCGAAGATCCTGCTGGTGCCGGTGGGGCTGCGGATCACTGCCGACAAGATCCAGACCGGCAACACGCTCCTGGCGTCGTCGCTCGGCTCGACTTCCGGCAAGGTCCTTGAGCCCCAGGCGAACGTGCTCGCCGGGAAGTTCACGATCGTCGATTCGGCATACCTCACCTCGTCTTCGACGTGGTGGCTGCTGGCCGACCCGGCGGATCTCCCGACGATGGAGGTGGGCTTCCTCAACGGTCAGCGTCAGCCGACGGTCGAGCAGGCGGAGGCCGACTTTGACACGCTCGGCATCCAGGTTCGCGGCTACTTCGATTTCGGCGTGAGCAAGGCCGAGAGCCGCGCTTGCTACCGCATGGCAACTGCCTGATCCGAGCCAGCGTAATCCGTGCCCGGCGGGCCTGGAATGTCCAGGCCCGCCGGGGTGACGCTCAACCAAATCATTCACAGTAGAGGTTCAGAATCATGGCGACTCTCAAGAGCGAATCGGGTGTCTGGGATTACACGCCGACGACCGCGAAGGCGGTCGGCGATGTGGTCATTCTCGGCAAGATCGTCGGCGTTGTCTGCCGGCCGATCGCGGCCAACACCAAGGGTGCGTTGACCACCGACGGAATTTTCACGTTTGACAAGGTGACC